TACATTGTCCACCACCACTACATTCAAATTCACACCCTGGTTGATCAGAAAATTCACAACAACAAACTTGACCTTCTTCGCACTCATCGCAATTACCACAGGAATGACATCCTGCTTCTTTACTGCAACAGGGTAGATGTGACGGACAACAGCAGTTTGACCAACCGCAATCTTCAACACACGCAGTGAATTGAATAGGAGTTTCACATGGTACTTGATCACATGCAAGGCAAATTCCTTGTGCGGGTTGTCCTGGACTGGGTACGGTGCCGGGGGGGTTAACAACACAGCAAAATGGTTCATCGCCGCCACCTGCCGCCTCACAGTCCGCATGAACCGCACAAGGATTGCCTGGGCCTGGTGGTGGTGATGTCGGTGGTTGCGTTGTCGTCGGACCTGGTGTCGATGATGATGAAGTCGTCGTTGGTGG